CGAACCATGACGGATGAAATCTATTTGATTCCAACCAGTTTACGGGTAGTCTACGGCCGATTCAGTGCCCCGGCGAAAGCACCGTCATCACAATCTGATGGCGATGGTAACGCTGGCGCACCGTCTCAACCGCCCCCGGAAATCAATGCTGACAACGGAAATCTCACTACGAAGAAAGCCAAACGCGCTGAACGCCGCATTGCCGAACGAAAGGCAAAGCAGGAGCAGCGGATTTGGGACTCCTTCAGGCTTACTCTCTATGCAATCCTCAAATATGATGCAAAGGTCGGTATCGCTCTCGATAACCAAAAGGGTCGACAGACCGTGATGGCGATCGAGATGATCCGACGTTGGTTGCGTGACTCGGTTGACCAATGTGGACTCCGCTGGACAATAACGTCCATTAAGGAGTACACCGAATTCTGCCGCTGCCGGGCCCTGAGGGGGCAACGTCAAGGAAACGCCATGGTCTTTGATGGCTGTGTTCCACCGCGTAACTTCCCGACTCGCCACTTTGAGCGAGGTTCCATCCGGGATGCCCTTGGTTCTTACCAAGTGCCGGTTACGTGTGACGTTGCATGCCGAACGGCGTTGGCGCAAATGGCACGAATTGGGCGCGCACAGCCTGAGGCTGATGCCGCAAAGGTCATCGAGGCACTGGAACAGCATCGAACTGTGTTGACGACGGACCCGCCCGTTTTGGATGACAACCTTCGCGGTTATCTTCAAACTTGGGCGTACCGATGGGCTTCGAGCCGTAAACACCTCCTGAAGGAGAGTGTCGACGTCTCGATCTCCCGGTCGGCCTCCGTCTGTGTCAGCGAGGCACGTGGTGGGCAACTCGAAGAGCTTACCCAGCTCGCCCGTGACAAGTTCGATAAGTTCCGTGCAGACGCTATTGCTACTGCGGAAGCGGAGCGCCAAGAAATGGAGATGGTGCTCGCGGCAATGGACGACCCTGAGGAACGCGCGGCGTTCGAACAGGACATTGCGGCTTTTACGCTTCACGCGGAGAAAGATGACTGGTTCATCGATCCCGAGCAATACGCCGGCACATACAACCAGGATACAGACCTCACCTACCTTGCCGAGACTGCAATGGAGCACTGCATGGACATTGTCCGTCGAGCGGAAGCGATCAGCGATGATCCAACCCGCGCGGCGTGCACTGTCAAGGCGTCCGCCATTGCCGAAATCGGTTACAAGGCACGTGTGGTGACGGCAAGCAACGTGGCTTTGGTCGTCGGTGGAACAGCATGTCGCAAGGCCATTTGGGCCGCCCTTGAGGCGGAAACCCGAGCTGACCTGGTTGGTGAGCGCGACATGACCGACGAGGATCCAGCGGTTTTGCACGCATCCGATCTCGTGATGCACAACCTGCGTGGATCGCCCGATGCGATAATCTATAGCGCTGATCTCAAGGCGGCTACCGATTATCTGCCGTTTAGCGTATCCGAATGCATCATTGATGGTTTGGCCGATGGTTTCGGGATTGGACAGGAACATCAGTGGACACGGATCACCAAGACGATTGTCTGTCGACCACTCAATGTCGAATACGACATTGACGATCGACCTCCAATCGTTTCGGTGCGTGGTGCAATGATGGGCCTGCCAATGTCGTGGACCATCCTGAATCTCTACAACCTGGCTATTTCTGACCTCGCCGTGGTCCCAAGGACCATCACCGATCCCCTCGAGGTGGCTGATGCCGCCTACGGATCGTCCGCTGCTGTAATACGCGGTGACGATCAGATTGCGTCGTTCACAGAGGCTGAAGCCGATGCGTACGAGCAATACATTGAGGTGACGGGTGGCGTTATCAATCGTCAGAAATCCTACCGTGCGAAGGATGCGTTCGTTCTTGCTGAACGCACGTTCCTGGTGAACTGGATCGATGAATCCGACTACCGAGAGCGTATCACACCTGTGACTCGCCCAAGGCTGGCGGTAAGCGATCTCCTTCGCGGCGGCGCCGTTCGTAGAGAATTCACGCCAACCAACAATTTGAGGATTGACTCCCTTCGAATGCTCCTCGATATCCCCATTCGACACTTGATGCCAAAGCCGGCTAGATCTTTTACCGGCGGACGCGCGATTAAACGCGAAGACGTCCCAGTGTTTGTAGCGGTTCCGGAAGCGGTCGGAGAGATTCTGTATCCGTTGATAGCGTCGCCATACTATCGGCCTTTGTGCCGTGGCGTACTTGCCGTCAACGCAGAATCTGTCCGAAAGCTCTCGGAATCCAGCATACCACTGTTCGTTGATCGCCTCATCGGGGGCGGTGGTTTTGCCCACCCTGATGGTTACGCTGCTGGAATGCGTAGCGGCGGTCGCGATTGGCATGTTCGGGCAACTTTGATGCTGTCGACCCACGGTTCCACCGCTCGGTCTAAGCTCAAACTTGACACCGACTTGTTCTCGAGTGGGGTCTCCAATTATGAAATGGCGTCGGCCAGACGCAACGTGTCGGAAGCTTCCGACCGGTTGTTGGATGCCATTCATAAACGATCCATGCGTGAGGCGGAGATGTTGTACGGCGGCGACGATGGTGTTGTCGCTGCACAACGTGCGCCAGGTGGCGGTGCCACATTGGCTACGCACGTGCAGGTGTCCCTGGAGGACGCCGCCATGCCGATTGCCACGCAAGGGATCCTCTGGAGAGAGGCCTTTCTGAAGGGAGATAGGAGTAAGCCCCGGACCATCGCGCCAAAGCTCATAAGAGCCCGGGTGGCGAATGTGATGAAGCCCATTCGAGGAAATACCCGTTACGATGGTGAATTCCGCAAATTTCTTTGCGCAATTGACAGTCGTCGCGAGTACTCCGAGATGCTTCATAACATCCGTCACTCCGAACGTGTTTACGTTCCTTATGAGGTGAGTCGGGATGGGCCGTTGAATGTGAGACTTTCCGTTGTCAGCCCTATTGATGGGGTCGCTACTGGGAGCCAGGATGTCGGACATATAGATCGTTCCGCTCATACTCCGGGTACCAGTAGGGAATCGGTCGATGACATCATCGACGCACTGCACGGCGAACACTACGGTGGACGCTATTAGCGGGCGCGTCAAGGACGTCGTCGACACTATCGATTCCGTAATCATGATCTTCG